ATTTTGCACAACTTGATGAAAACAATGTAGTAACACAAGTCATTGTTGTGTCCAACAATGAACTGCTTGACGCTGGTGGTCAAGAACGTGAAGAAATGGGTATTGGTTTTTGCCAAAGATTGTTTGGTGGCAATTGGAAGCAAACATCATACAATCATAACTTCCGTAAACGTTACGCTGGTATTGGATACACATACAACGCAGAACTTGATGCGTTCGTTCCACCTAAGCCACATGCTTCATGGGTATTAAACAATACCGAAGCATCTTGGGAAGCACCTGTTGCTATGCCAGCAGACGCAGGACAAGGTGATCCACCTAAGGTATATACATGGGATGAAGAAACAGTTTCGTGGAAAGAAGTTGAAACGCAAACTGTTTAATATTGTTATTCATACGTAAAACAAAACCCCGCTTGTCGGGGTTTTTTATTAGCGGTACAAGATTGACTAAATACACGATTAGAAGGAGACAATCTTGGCGGCATATTCGGAAATTACGATTGAGCAAGGCGCAAACCTTACATCAACTGTTACAGTAAATGATACACAAGGTGATGCTGTAAATCTCACAACATATTCTGCTTCGGCGCAATTACGCAAATCATATTATTCTTCATCAGCAAATACACTTACAGCAATAATTACTGGTAATGCTAACGGTCAAATTACACTTTCAATGACTGCCGCAAATACATCAAATCTAACACCAGGTCGTTATGTGTATGATTTGATTATTACAAACTCAACTGATAACTCTGTGACACGTGTAGTAGAAGGCACTGCTGTTGTTCTTCCATCAGTTACGAGGTAAGTCATGCCAGATTTAGGTAAAGTTACGGTTTTTCAACCAAACAGAACAACACTTGTATCACCAAACTATAAGCCAAAACCAAACGTATCATTAGCAGAAATTAATGATGTGTCCACAGAAGGTGTACAAGATGGATACTCTTTAGTGTTTGACTCAGCAAATAATCGTTTTGAAACTAAAATTGCTACTACCGTTTTGGGTGCTATTGACGGTGGATTATTCTAAGAATTACAAATGTCAAATACATCAATTCAAATAAAGCGTTCGCTAACGACAAACACGCCAGCGTCACTGAACATTGGTGAACCGGCGTATTCGTATAGCAGTAATACATTATTCATTGGCTCACCAAGTGAAGACGGTGCTATTGCCATTGGTGGTCACGATTCTTATCTTCGTGGCATTACATCATATGATCAGTCTAACTTAGCGTTTCGTACCGCAAATGCCGCTTCTATTCGTGCCAATAATTCGTTAAATGCTAACGTTGGTGGTACAATTACTGGCGATGTTCTGATTCAAGGTAATCTGAATATTATTGGTGGTTCAATTGGTGCTAATGTTCCTGTCGTATTGATTGGTGATAATATCATCACATTGAATACAGCAATCAGTCAGTCGGGTCAACCGACAATGAACGCTGGTATTGAAATTGATCGTGGAGCACAACCAAACGTTTATTTGCTCTGGAACGAAACACTTGATAGATGGCAGTTTACAAATGACGGCACAAGCTACGATGACTTAGGTGGTTCAGCAACAGCATCATACGCAAACTCTGCTTTCATAAAAGCGAATGCTTCATTCGACCATGCTAACGCATCTTATCTTTCACAGAATGCGACTGGTCAGTATGCGAACTCAGCATTTATTCAAGCAAACGCAGCATTCATCCATTCGAATTCAGCATACATTTTTGCGAATGCTAATTTTTATCATGCGAACTCTGGATTTGATCATGCGAATTCGGCATTTTTCAAAGCCAATGCTTCGTTCATCAGTCAAAACTCTACTGGTGAATATGCAAATGCAGCGTTCACTTTGGCAAATGGCGCATTCATTCATGCTAACTCAGGTTTCATACAAGCGAATGCTGCTTATCAGTCACAGAATGCTACAGGCAATGTAGCTAATGCTGCTTTTGCAAATGCTAATGGTGCTTTTGCCGCTGCGAATGCTGCTTTCGCAAACGCTAATGGTGCTTTTGCTTCGGCCAATGCGGCATACATTCAGGCAAACTCAGGATTCATAAAAACAAATGCTGCGTTTGATCATGCCAATGCTGCCTTTGCTTCAGCAAATAACGTAGCACCACAAGTACAACCAGCATTTAACACTGCGAATGCGGCGTTTATACATGCGAACTCTGGATTCATTCAAGCAAACTCAAGTTTCAATCACGCTAACTCTGCGTTCGCAAATGCCAACGGTGCGTTCGCAAGAGCCAACGCTGCCTTTGCGAATGCTAATGGTGCTTTTGCTTCATCCAATGCGGCGTTCAATACTGCTAATGCTGCGTTCATTCGTGCGAATAATTCATTAAACGCAAACGTTGGTGGTCAAGTTACAGGTGATGTTACAATTGTCGGTAACGTTACATCCAACACACTGACAACAACAGGTTCAAATGGCAGCATCACAGGCGCCAATGCTATTTTTGCGAATTATGTTTTTGCTGCGAATAGTAACGTAGACTTATACATTTACTCTTCTAACGCATATGCGAATGCTAACGCTGGTCTTGCGATGGCTAATGCTTCTTTCGCAAATGCTAACGGTGCTTTTGCTAAATCAAATGCGGCATATGATCACGCAAACTCAGCACTAATTCATGCCAACTCTGGTTTTGGTCACGCTAATGCTGCTTTTGCAAATGCCAACGGTGCTTTTGCTGCTGCTAATGCTGCTTATATTCAAGCAAACTCAGCATTCATACAGACCAACTCAGCATTTGATCATGCCAATGCTGCTTATCTGTCGCAAAATGCTACAGGTCAATATGCCAATGCCGCTTTTGTACATGCGAATAGTTCATTCATTCATGTGAACAGTAGTTTCATTGAAGCAAATGCGGCATTTGCTCATGCTAATGCTGGTTACAGTCAAGCCAATACTGGAACAACATTAGCACAAGCAGCATTCGATAATTCAAATACTAAGTTTAGTTCGGCTGGTGGTACAATTTCAGGTAATGTAACAATTCAAAATGATCTGAGTGTTTTAGGTAATGTTAATTTTGTAGGTAACGTTACTTCGATAACCGTTACTGGTAATAGTGGTCAATTTTTCGGCTACGCATCAAATGGACACAATGCTTTATACGCAGGTATTCCAACTGGATACGACTATCAACCATTCACAGTATTTCAAGCCTCTGCGAATTATGATGGTTACTCACAGATAAACATTCAAAACATTAGTAATGGTCCTGATGCGTCTGGTGATTATGTTGCTACTGCTGATAACGGTACTGAAGATGATACTTACATCGACATGGGTATTGGTAGCAGTCAGCATTCTGATCCTGAATTCACATTAGTTGGAATTAATGATGGTTATCTGTACACACATGGCAACACATCAACTGGTGGTGGTGATCTTGTAGTTGGCACATTCTTACCTCAAAATGACGTAATATTTGCTGCTGGTGGCATGAACGAAGAAAATGAACAGATGCGTATCATCGGTTCAAGTAACACCATTAACATTCGTGCCAATGTAGATATAAGTCTTTCAAAGAGTGTTCTTCTAGGACCAATTTCGAATATTCACATTACTGGTGGTTCCGACGATGATTATATTAGAACCGATGGTGCTGGTAATTTAACATTCACAAATCTAACTTCTGCAAATGTAATTAAAGTTTTATACAACACAACAAACGCATCATTCATTGCTGCTAATTCTGGCTTTATTCAAGCTAATGCTTCATTTGATCATGCCAATGCCGCCTTTGCTGCCGCTAATAATGTAACACCACAGGTTCAACCTGCGTTTAATACTGCTAATGCTGCGTTCATTCATGCTAACGCATCGTTCGATAAAGCAAATAATGCTGATGCGAATGCCTTGTCTTCTGGTGTATACGCTAACAGTGCTTTTGTACACGCTAATGCCGCCTTTGCTGCTGCGAATAATGTAACACCGCAAGTACAACCAGCATTTAATACGGCAAACTCAGCATTTGTACAAGCCAACGCATCGTTTGATCATGCCAATGCTGCGTTTGCTGCTGCCAATAATGTAGCACCACAAGTACAGCCTTCATTTGATACTGCTAATGCTGCGTTTATTCAAGCTAATTTGTCATTCAATCATGCTAATGCTGGGTTTGATAAAGCAAATACTGCCGATATAAATGCGCTGTCTGCCGGTTCATATGCTAACAGTGGATTTATTCATGCTAACTCTGCGTTTGATAAAGCAAATAATGCTGATGCGAATGCTCTGTCTGCTGGTTCTTATGCCAATGCTGCGTTTGCTGCTGCCAATAATGTAGCACCTCAAGTACAGCCTTCATTTGATACTGCCAATGCTGCGTTTATTCAAGCCAACGGTGCGTTTATTCATGCGAACTCAGCGTATGCTGATTTGAATACAATATCGATTTACGCTAACACACCAAGTTATACAGCAAACTCTGCTGCGATTTATGCTAATGGCGCATTTGCTCAGGCAAACGTAGCAAATGCTGATGCCTTCTCAGCAGGCAACTATGCGAATGCTGCGTTTATTATTGCTAACTCTGGATTCATACAAGCAAACTCAGCATTCTTCCACGGCAACTCCGCATTTGGTCATGCTAACGGTGCTTTTGATGCGGCAAACTCTGGCGGCATATATGCTAACGGTTCATTTGCGACTGCTAACTCAGGTAGTCAGTATGCGAACTCAGCATTTGTTCATGCGAACAGTGGATTCATACAAGCAAACGCATCGTTCATAGTTGCAAATGCTACGACACTTCAAGCTAATGCTGTATTCATTGTAGCAAATGCCTCTTCGTTGCAAGCCAATGCGGCATTTGACCATGCCAATGCTGCTTTTGCTTCAGCAAACAATGTGGCACCACAAGTACAACCAGCATTCAACACGGCTAATGCTGCGTTTATTCAAGCTAATGCTGCGTTTAATAAAGCGAATACTGGTGCTAATGCTGAAGTAAGCAGCTTTACTACAACATCAAATGGTGCTGTTTCTACCTATGCTTTAGGATTTACACCAGCATCTAATACGGCAGTAATTGTTTCGATTGGTGGTATTGTACAGACTGAATTGGCCGACTATGAAATAAATCGTTCAAACAATTCGATTTCATTCAATGAGCCTCCGCCTGCTGGAGAATCTATCCGTGTAGCAGGATTTAATAATGTAAACCTTTATACTCTTGATGTTGCAAACTCGGCTGGTGCTGTCGTGGTTTCTTACAATGGTATAGGTGATGGTTCAACACAAGCATTCAACATTGGATTTAGACCAGAATCGGGTAACGCAATTTTTGTTTCAATTGGTGGACTTCTTCAGCCTGAAACGGCATATTCTGTCACACCATCTACCAATACTGTAACTTTTACAACTGCTCCTGGTAGTGGTGAAAATATTCGTGTCGTTGGATATGATAAAGTAAACCCATACTTCATTCAGTATGTTTCTTCAAATGTTTCTGTCTCAGTATTTGAAACTACTGCTAATGGAACTGTTGATACATTTAACTTAGGATTTAATCCTCAAGCACGTGAGGTCTTGATTGTCACAATCGATGGTGTTGTTCAACCAATAACAGCATATACGGTTAACACATCACAACAAACAATTACATTTGACGATACCCCAGCTAATGGTGAACTGGTTCGTGCCATTACACTTTACACAACAGCAAATGCTTTTGTTACGCCTGATGGTAGTATAACAGCATCAAAATTGAGTCCGTCACTCAATACGGCTATTCAATCTGCTGCTTCAACTGGAAAAGCAATAGCGATGTCTATTGTATTCGGAGGTTAATTAAAATGGTACAAAAAGTAGGTACCGGTCTTATTAGAACAAATACCATAACAGGTAATCTGATGACAGGTGGTGCTGTTTCAGGTAACAATATTGTTTCAAATGCTGTTCGTGGTAACAATATTGTCGCCGGCACAATCACAGGAAATTTGATTGCGAATGATACCATTAGTGGTAGTTCAATATCATCACCTCCAGATATTTTTGATGATGTATTTTTATTTGGTGGAATGTAAATAAGTTTATTGGATACTAAAACATGACTCAACAGTTTTTACAAACAGGTAGAATTGCAAACACGGCTGTCACATCAGATAAGATAGCGAATACAGCAATTACATCAGATAAGATAGCAAACTCCGCAGTTACGGTTGATAAAATAGTTAATTCTTCTATTACTTCACCTAAATTGTCGTCTAACTTATCTGTCTCCTTGACTAACGTTTTAGAGACTGCAAACATTTATACGACCGCTGTTGGTGGCAATGTAAACATTGATGTTCTAAACAATACAGTTTATTTCTTTTCTTCAAACACTACCGCAAATGTGACGTTTAATTTTAGAGGAAATGGCGCAGTCACACTTCAAAATACGATTTCTATAGGACAATCTATTTCGTCTGCTATATTGCTCAAGCAAAGTGCAAACACTTTTAGAGCAAATGTTCATGTTGATGGAAGTTTGGTAAGACCTCTTTGGGCTTCTAATTCAGCACCCGCTTACATAGCAGGAACAAATGAATCAACTGACTTGTATGTGTTTAATATAATTCGAACAGGCACTAGCACATATACAATATTAGCTTCAAATACAAAATTTTCAGCGGCGTTAGGACAGTAAACTATGACACAAAGAATCGGTTCAACCAGAATTGCGAATACTTCTATAACTGGCCAAAAGTTAGCTGACAATTCAGTTCGTGCTAATAATATTGTTGCTGGTCAAATTTCTGGCAATACACTTGCATCTAATCTACATATATCTTTATCACAAGCACTTGAATCGGCGAACATATTTGCGACAGCAGTTGGTGGTAATGTAAACATTGATTTAGAAAATAATACTTTGTATTTCTTTTCGTCAAACACTACTGCAAATGTGACCTTTAATTTAAGAGCAAACACACAAAATACTCTTGATTCACAATTGTTAACCGGACAGTCAATCACTGCTGGTATTTTATTGAAACAAGGTGCAACAAGATATCGTGCAAACGTATACATTGATGGTACACTACAAACTCCATTTTATTTGGGTAACTCGGCTCCTTCTTTTGCAACATCTCAACAAGAATCAATCGATGCTTACGCAATTAATGTGATAAAAACAGCATCGAATACATATACAGTATTGGTGTCAAATTCGAATTTCCAAAGAGCAACAAATCAGAATCCATAACCTATGGCAACTATAAACACAAGACAACAGTTCAAAGATTACTGTCTGCGTAGACTAGGATTTCCAGTCATTGAAATTAACGTTGACGATGATCAGGTAGATGATCGTATCGATGATGCGTTAAATTTCTGGCGGGATTATCATTACGATGGAACAGAAAAACTGTTCATGAAACATCAAATTACTCAAACAGATATTGATCGTCAATGGATTTACTGTCCAGATGCCGTACAATTTGTCACAGGTATTTTTCCGTTTGATCAGTCAAACGCATCGATCAATATGTTTGATTTGCGTTATCAGTTGCGTCTACACGACCTTTATGATTTTACATCGGTGTCGTATGTGTCATATGAAATTACGATGCAACATTTACGCACATTGAATCTTCTATTTTCTGGCACACCTCAATTCAGATTCAATCGTCATCAAAATAAAGTGTTTCTTGATATTGATTGGTCAAGAGATGTTGAGCCGGGAGAATGGGTTGTTGTTGAATGCTATCGTACAATTCGACCAGAAACCGTTGTACTGACTGGTACAGTAACAGGCTCACCATCATCAAATACCATTACTGGTTATGGTACAAAGTTTGATCAAGAGATTGTGCCGTTTGACTTCATTACCATTGGTGGTGAATCGAAGCAAGTTGGTAATATTGAGTCGCCCACAAGTCTGACATTAGTTGGACCGCCGACATTGACACATAATAATTCGGCAATTCAAATTGAAGGTACAACGGATGTGTGGAATGATCGTTTTCTAAAACAATTGGCCACAGCAAAAATCAAACAACAATGGGGCAATAATCTCAAAAAGTTTGAAGGTATTCAGATGCCTGGTGGTGTTACATTGAACGGTCAAAAAATTTATGATGAAGCATCGGAAGAAATAAAAGAAATGGAAGAACAAATTTATATGATGGGTTCACTGCCGTCAGAAATCTTTACTGGCTAATGACTACTAATTTTTACTTTAATAATTTTCCAAACAGATTAGGAGGCAACAGTGTTGTCACTCCTGAACAGTTATTGGTTGAAAATCTTGTTATTGAAGCACTCAAGATTTATGGTCTTGATGTTTATTATTTGCCACGCACAACACGTGATCAAGTAGATTATCTGTTTGGTGAAGATGTTCTGAAAGAATATCGCACAGCACATCCAATTGAAATGTATCTAGAAAATGTAACAGGCTTTGATGGTGAACAAGACTTTATATCTAAGTTTGGTTTAGAAATTCGTGATGAAGCAACTCTGCTTGTTTCAAGGCTGAGATTTAGATATGCGGTTAATGGTTACACAAGACCCCGTGAAGGTGATTTAATTTTTATACCAATGACCACAAGTTTCTTTGAGATTACGAGTGTTGAATCTGAGAACGATCAAGCAATGTTTTACACATTAGGTCGTGGTCGTGGTGGTAATGTATATGTTTATGCTTTGAAAATGAAACAGTTTTATTTTTCAAATGAAATTATTGAAACTGGTATTGATGAGATTGATGGTAACATTCGTAATTACTATCCAAAACTACGTATCTCATTAGGTTCTGGTTCAGGTAAATTTCTCAATGATGAGATTGTGTATCAAGGGTCAAATCTATCATCGGCTACAGCACAAGCACTTGTTCATGACTTTGAGCCGAATGCTTATATTGATGTGTATCGTATGCAAGGTGATTTTACAACATCAGCAAATGTAATAGGCAATACAAGTTCAGCGCAGTGGACAGTTACACTTGCGTCTGATGCTGCTGTACAAAACACAGCATTTGAGGACATTATTGACAATGCTCGTATTGAAGCAGCCAGTGATGGTATCATTGACTTTACGGAAGTCAATCCGTTTGGAGAACCGTAATGTTAGGTAATGCACAATTTTATCATCGCACCATTCGTAAGATGGTTGTTGTGTTTGGCACAATGTTCAATGACCTTGAAATTGTTCGCTACACACAATCTGGTAGTCCAAAAGAAAAACTTAAAGTGCCTTTGTCATATGGTCCTAAAGAAAGATATTTGACACAGATTACTTCTGATCCAAATTTGATCAAGTCAATTAATTCTGTGATACCAAGAATGTCTTTTAATCTTGATAGTCTTGAGTATGATTCAAGTCGTAAACAGATTTCTACATTACAGAATTTTGCCGCCGTTACAAACACTGGGGTTAGCACACAATATCTACCTGTGCCATATAACTTTGAATTTAGTTTGTCGATTTATGTTCGCAACACAGAAGATGGTACACAAATACTAGAACAAATCCTACCATTCTTTACACCAGACTTTAGTGTAGTAGTAGATTTTATTCCTCAAATGGGTCAGAAATATACTGTGCCTATCATACTCAATTCTGTTGCATCTACAGTTGAATATGAGGGTGCTATGGGTGACGGTACAACAAGAATCATTATTTGGGATTTGACGTTTACTGCCAAAAGCTTTATTTGGCCACCAGTCAAATCTGGCAAAATTATCAATTCTGCTAATACCAATATCAACATTGACCTTACTTCAAAAGAAATTCAGAAAGTTTATGTTGACTATGCGAATGGTAATAATGTATTCACTACTGGTGAAACGATTCGTGACAGCGCCAATGGGTTCTTTGGCACAGTAGAATACTTCAGCAACACCGCACTTGGCACTTTAGTGATCACTGGTGGTAATGATTACATTAAACCTGGATATACACTCACAGGTGATTATTCTGGTGCAAAATATAATGTCTCTACATTAGACACAACTTCGATTAATGCTGCTGCGGTAATTGTTGAGCCCAATCCAACAACAGCCGCACCACCTGCTGATTTTGGATTTATTGAAACGATCAAAGAATGGCCCGACACATTATGAAAAAACTGAATAAAAATTTATCTGAAATCTTTGATGTAGAACCTATCGAAGAAAAAAGAATAGAGGCATTACCTGTTGTCGTAGATGATAGCGCCAATCAAATTGATGCTGATGCTGAATTTGCTCGTACCAATATGCGTTCATTGATTGATAATGGTAACAAAGCATTAACTGAATTGGCATCAGTTGCCAATCAATCAGAGTCACCAAGAGCATACGAAGTCTTAGCCACAATGATGAAAAATCTGGCTGAGATGAATAAAGATTTACTAGAGTTACAAAAAAGAAAGAAAGAGCTTGCACCTCAGTCTGAGTCTAGTAAAGGAGTCAACATAGATAAAGCAGTCTTTGTTGGCTCCACCAACGAATTACTTAAAATGATTAAAGGAAATAAATAAAATTATGGAACAACTAATCGAACAAATGAAAGTTATCTTGGGTACAAATTTTGCTTTGTACTTTAAGGCACATACTTTTCATTGGAATGTAGAGGGTCCAGACTTTGCTCAATATCACGGTTTCTTAGGAGACTTTTACGAAGCAGTGTTTGACCAAACCGATTCAATTGCTGAACATATCCGTGCGTTGAATTCGTATGCGCCAACAACTCTTGGTAGAATGAGTGAACTGTCAAAGATTACTTTTAACGTAGCGATACCTGCGCCAATCGTAATGATGTCAGAACTTGCTGCGGATAACGACAAATTTATTATGGAACTTCGTACTGGTATTGCTGTTGCTGATGCCGCCGATGAACCTGCGGTAGGTAATTTCTTACAAGATATTTTAGATGCTCATCAAAAACATGGTTGGATGCTGAAGAGTTTTACACGCTAAATTATGGATGACGGATACCTTGGTAATGCCCGACTTAAACGAGTCGGTGTTGAAATATCCTACACAGAAGAGCAACTAAAAGAAATTGTAAAATGCACCGAAGATCCGGTGTACTTTATTCGTACCTACGTTAAAATTGTCAACGTAGATAAAGGTCTTGTTCCTTTTGAGATGTGGCCGTTTCAAGAAGAAATGGTCACTCAATTTCACAACAATCGTTTTGTCATTGCAAAAATGCCACGACAGGTCGGTAAGACAACTACCACTGTCGGTTATATGCTTTGGTCTGCCTTGTTTAATGAAGAATTTGTAATTGGTATTCTTGCCAACAAACTTCAACTTGCACAAGACATTCTTGCCAAGATACAGAAAGCATATGAGTATCTACCCATGTGGCTTCAGCAAGGTATTATCAACTGGAACAAACGTTCGATTGAATTAGAGAACGGCTCAAAGATTTATGCGTATGCAACGTCGGCAGCAGGTGTTCGTGGTGGTTCGTATAATCTGATCTTCCTTGATGAATTTGCTTTCGTGCCACACAACATGGCGGTAGACTTTTTTACTTCTACTTACCCTGTTATTTCTTCTGGTAAAACATCTAAAGTAATTATTGTTTCTACACCGAACGGCTTAAATCTATTCTACAAGATGTGGATGGATGCAATTGAAAATCGTTCACTGTACAAGACACTTGAGATTCACTGGTCGATGGTGCCGGGTCGTGATGAAAAGTGGAAAGAAGAAACGATACGAAACACTTCTGAAGAACAGTTCCGTCAAGAATTTGAGACAGAGTTTATTGGTTCTTCAGCGACACTGATTTCTGGTGCTAAGTTACGTTCACTAGCATTTCATGATCCAATGCGAATTGAAGATGATGGAAATCTGTTTGTATATGAAGACCCCAGACCAGGTAGACTATACATTGCTACCGTAGACTGTGCTGAAGGTGTTGGATTAGATTATCACACAATCAATATTTTAGATGCCACAGAAGCACCTTACAAACAAGTTGCAAGATACCGAAATAATAAGCTGCCCCTATTGTTTTTACCTACAGTCATCTATGCTTTAGCAAATCGTTACAATCAAGCATACGTTCTGATTGAGACAAACAATGTAGGACAACAAGTAGTAGATATTTTACACTACGATCTAGAGTATGAGAACATCTATAAGCTAGAGCATCATCACATTAAGGGACAGAGCATCTCTGCTGGCTTCAAACGTTCAGTGTCTTTTGGTGTAAAAACGACCAAATCAGTTAAGAAAATTGGCTGTGCTAATCTCAAGACATTGATCGAAAACGACAAACTGATCATCAATGATTTTGACACAATTGCTGAACTGAATACCTTCGTTCGAACAAGAGACACATATGCTGCCGAAGAGGGTAATAATGACGATATTGTGATGGGTTTAGTGCTTTATGCATGGCTGACAGCACAGACTTTCTTCAAAGATGAGACAAGAATTGACATCCGTAAGATTATGTTGGAAGAGCAAAACCTGTTGGGAGAAGAAAGTATGCTACCGTTTGGCTTCATTGAAGACGGGCTGCGTAGAGAGATGGAAGTGGAAGATGGTGATATGTGGGAGCCGCCAGCTGGTTATTTATCATCAAGTTTGTAAAAAACTAAATAGACAATAAAAAGAATATTGACCCAACAATAAAAGGAGAAATCCAATGGCATTTCAATTATCACCTGGAGTGAATGTATCAGAGGTTGATCTGACTACAGTTATTCCTTCAGTTGCCACTTCTACTGGCGCTTTTGTAGGACCTTTTAATTGGGGACCAATTGGTGTTGTAACAACTATTTCCGATGAAGTTCGTCTAGTGAACACATTCGGTAAACCAGATAGCGATAATTATGAGTATTGGTTCTCTGCTGCGAACTTTCTAGCATATGGAAATAACTTAAAGATTGTTCGTACTCAAGGTTCTGGCGCTCTAAACGCCACGGCAAATGGTACAGGCGTACTGATCAAAAACGAAGACGATTATGTTGACAATCACAAAGGCTATGCAGACGGTGCATATGGCGCTACAGGTGGTTGGGCAGCACGTTTTGCTGGCTCACTAGGCAACAGCATTCTTGTTTCGATGGCTGACGCTAATACATGGAATGTATGGCCATACAGAACACAATTTAGCGCAACTCCAAACACATCTTCTTATGTTGCTAGCCGTGGTGGTGCTAATGACGAAGTTCATATTGTAGTTGTTGACGAAGATGGTTTGTGGACAGGTGCAGCCGGTACAGTTCTAGAAAAATATGCATTTGTTTCTAAAGCTTCTGATGCAAAAGACGATAGCGGCAACTCAAACTACTACAAAGATGTTATTCAGAATAAGTCACAGTATATTTGGTCACTGTCACATCCAACAAATCTAGGTGTAGGTACAGCTTGGGGTTCTGCGGCAAACACTAGCGCATTCAAACTTCTATCAAGCAACTCATCAAACTCACTGTCTGCTGGTGCTATTGGCACAAGTGGCACAGCAAATGTTACATCAGGATGGGATGAATTCAAGAATGCAGAATCAGTTGATATTTCTCTGCTAGTAACTGGAACAGGTAACAGCACAGTTGCATCATATGTTATCAGCAACATTGCAGAGACACGTAAAGACTGTGTAGCATTTATTTCACCCGAAAAAGCAGACTGCGTTGACAATGCAGGTAATGAAGTTACCGATATTACAGCATTCCGTAATGGTCTAACATCATCTTCATACGCTGTAGTAGATTCTGGCTACAAATATCAGTACGATAAGTATTCAGACACATATCGCTGGATTCCACTGAACGGAGACATTGCTGGTCTATGTGTTCGTACAGATAACGAACGTGACCCTTGGTTCTCACCAGGTGGCTTTAATCGTGGACAAATCAAGAACGTAATTAAGCTTGCATGGAATCCAACAAAAACAAACCGTGATGATCTGTATCAAATCGGCGTCAATCCTGTTGTAAGTTTCCCAGGTGAAGGCACAGTTCTTTATGGTGATAAAACTATGTTGAGCAAGCCAAGCGCATTTGATCGTATCAATGTTCGCCGTTTGTTCATCACACTTGAGAAAGCAATCTCACGTGCAGCACGTTTCTCTCTGTTCGAATTCAACGATCAGTTCACACGTGCCCAGTTTGTTGCTCTAGTTGAACCATTCCTGCGTGATGTTCAAGGTCGTCGTGGTATCACAGACTTCCGTGTAGTTTGCGACGATACAAACAATACAGCGGAAATTATTGACCGTAATGAATTTGTTGGTGACATTTACATTAAACCTGCTCGTTCTATCAACTTCATTCAACTTAACTTTGTTGCTGTACGCACAGGTGTAAGTTTCAATGAAGTCGTAGGGGCAGCCTAAATAAAAGAGAAACAGGAGAATAATAAATGGCATTTAACGTAAATCAGTTCCGTTCACAACTAACAGGTGACGGTGCCCGCCCAAATCTATTTGAGGTAAGTATGCCGTTTCCTGCGTTCTCACTACCAGGAAACGCACAAACAAAAATGACGTTCATGTGTAAGACAGCACAACTTCCAGGGGCAACTCTGGGTGTTGTGCCAGTTCAATACTTTGGCCGTGAATTAAAGTTTGTGGGCAATCGCACGTTTGCTGACTGGACAGTAACAATTATCAACGACGAAGATTTTATTGTGCGTAATGCATTTGAGCGTTGGATGAATGGCATCAATAGTCATAATCTAAACGTTCGTAATCCAGCCGCTGGTACACCACTAGGTTACACAACTGATGGTGAAGTTACACAGTTTGGTAAAGCGGGTAACTCAATTAAGAAATATAAATTTGTTGGAATGTTCCCATCAGACATCACACCAATTGATGTTGATTGGGGATCAAATGATACGATTGAAGAGTTTTCTGTAACACTTACCTACCAGTGGTGGGAAGCAGTTGCAGATGGTGTGGTCTAAGAGTAGGGCTTTTGCCCTACTTTTATTACAGGATGATAATTTAATGGCGTTATACCTTCTTGTCAAAGAACATGCTGACACAGGTTTAAAATACTTGTGTAAGCATGTTGCTTCTTCTTTTTCCGAATGTGAAAAATATAAAGGTTCTGGCATTTATTGGAAAAGACATATAAAACAACATGGTAACAATGTAAAAACTATCTGCCTGTTTGTCACTGAAGACGAAAAAGAGTTTCGTCAAGTTGCTAAAAAATATTCTTTAAAGTTCAATGTGATTGAATCTAAAGAGTGGGCTAATCTTTGTAATGAAGAGGGCCAAGGCGGCAACACCGTTGTTGATAAAAAAGAACACGGTAAAAAAACTAAAATTAAACTACATCATCCAGATGTTAGAGAAAAACATCTTGCACATTTGAAAGAACACGTAAAAATTACTCAACCATTAGCAGCAAAAGCAGCAAAAGAAAAACTTACTGGCGTTTCAAAAACTGAACGGCATAAAGAAAATATGCGTGGTAAAAGACCCCATGTTATTCAGTCGGGTAGTAAAAATAATAATGCTAAAAGCATTCAAACTCCTTACGGAATATTTGGTAGCATACGTGAAGCATCACAACAAATTGAAGGACATACATACAAAATGATTTGGGATAGACTACAAAATGATAATTCGTGGGGGTATATCTAATGGCACTACGCCTGTTCGGCTTTACTATAGGCTCAAAGGATGTCGTCAAGGTTGAAAAACCAGAGCAGGCATCCTTTGCTTTGCCTTCTGCTACCGTAGATGATGGTGCGGTTACCGTTACGCAAAATGCGTACTATGGTACCTATGTTGATCTCGAAGGTTCTGTTCGTAACGAAATAGAACTTATCACACGATATCGTGAGATGTCGAATCATCCAGAATGTCAAATGGCAATTGATGAAATCGCCAATGAAGCCATTACACATGATGATCAAGGCAAAGTAGTTGATATTGTTCTTGATAATCTGAAACAACCAGAAACGATCAAGAAAAAAATTATTGAAGAGTTCAACAATGTATTAAAGATGTTGAACTTTAGTAATTTGGCTGATGATGTTTTTAAACGTTGGTATATTGATGGTCGTGTTTTTTATCACATCGTAGTCAACGACAAGAATCCTAAAGAAGGTATTCAAGAACTTAGATACATTGATCCACGCAAGATTCGTAAAGTGCGTGAGATTAAAAAAGATCGTGATCCAAAAACCGGAGCAATGGTTGTAGTATCGGTTGCTGAATACTATGTCTACAATGATCGTGGTACCACGACACAGACATTTACATCAAACGTAGGTCAAGGTATTCGTATTGCACCAGACGCTATCATCAATGTGAACTCTGGTCTGATGGATGCCAAGAATACGTTTGTTATTTCGTATCTACACAAAGCAATCAAGCCACTTAATCAGTTGCGTATGATTGAAGATGCGATTGTTATTTACCGTATTAGCCGTGCGCCAGAACGCCGTATTTTCTATATTGACGTTGGTAACTTGCCACGTGGTAAAGCAGAACAATATCTGCGTGACATCATGATCAAGTACCGTAACAAGTTGGTGTATGATGCCAACACAGGTGAGATCCGTGATGAACGTAAGCATATGTCAATGCTTGAAGACTTCTGGCTGCCCCGCCGTGAAGGTGGTAAAGGCACAGAGATTACCACACTACCTGCAGGTCAAAATTTAGGTGAACTAGAAGACGTAAAATATTTCCAAAAGAAACTTTTGCAGTCTCTCAATGTACCATATTCACGCCTTGAATCACAAGAAGGTGGGCTTGCAGGACTTGGTCGTTCACAAGAAGTAACACGTGATGAATTAAAATTTGCCAAGTTTGTTGTGCGCCTGCGTAATAAGTTCTCACAAATCTTTGATGAAGCATTGAAAGTACAATTGGTACTTAAAGGTATCTGTACACGTGAGGAGTGGGAATCATTTAAGGAAGATGTTTACTACGACTTCCGTAAAGACAATAACTTTACCGAACTGCGTGAAGCAGAACTGCTACAAAACAGATTGCAAATGGTAAGTCTGGTTGATCCATTTGTTGGTCGTTACTTCTCTAACAATTATGTTATGAACAAAGTTCTCATGATGACGGATGAAGAAATTGAAGCAATGAAAGAAGAAATACAAAAAGAAAAAGACACATTACCCGATGATATGCAAGGCCCTGTCTTAGGCGGGCCACCACAAGGTGCGACACCACAAGCAGAACCGGAAGACAATACAGTTGAAAACACCGAAGAAACAGAAGAGTCATTGACACCCGGTCTTGACGATGAGGTAAACAAGTCAGTTGTCAATATAAATAACAGACGCAGATAAGGAAGGTTATTATGGAATTAAAAGATATTATCAACAATATTGCCGCTGGTGATAGCGCAGCAGCAAAAGAAGGCATAGAAAATGTTTTATCCGCAAAAGCGTTCGATGCGCTGCAAGGCCGTAAGCAAGAAATCGCTTCTACTCTATTTGGCGGGAAAGACCAAAGCGACGAAGAAGTTGCCGACAGTGAAGAAGCCGTAGAGCAAGAATGAAATCTTTACTTGAGTTTAAATCTATTGTAGAAGAAGAGAAGTCAGACTATTCAAAGTTTGACGCTCTTGTTCGTGCTGGCTTAGCCAACAAAGCACAGTTGGCTCGCATTCACAAAATCTTAGATAAGATGGGTGAAGAACGCCCACAGTTCAATAATGCTGATCGTGAAATCATGCGTAATCTTTTCAACCGCATGGTAGATTTAGTTTCGAGTAAACAGATTTATGGTAAAGCAAGACAAGCAGTTCGTGAAGAAATGGAACTTGATGAAGCACGTATGGATACGCCATTAGTGCCAGATCCACCAGTCATTTTGGTGATCAAACGTAAAGCGGTAAGATTGTACCCAGACGGCACACGCATTGCTCTTTATTGGAGTGATAAAATAAAAAGAGCATTTAGTATTCCTTATGGCCCAATGGTTGATGCTCCAGTTCAAGCAGAAGAATATATTAAAGAACTTGCTGAAGCAGAAGAAATAACGCTCAATGATGGTATTACTATTTCTCTAGACGAAAAAACAAAACAACAAATTATAAACACATACGGACAGTTAGAAGAAGATAGCAAAGAAATCTTTTGGCAACAACTAACTGAATCTGTAACAACATTTGGAAAACTATATGAATTTTGTAGAACTAATTCTACAGAATAGATTAGACGAAGCCAAAGAATTAATCTTTGAGCGTCTGAACGATATTGCTTCTGTTCGTATGGAAGAAGCAAAGCCATATATCGTTGATGCAATGTTTGAAGAGATTGAAGTTGACGAAGAAGTATTGGAAGAAGCGGCTAAGAAACGCAATCCAAACATTCAAAAGATGGGTCGTATTACAAAAGTACGCCGTCGAATTCGTCGCAACAAAAAAGGTAGAATTGTTGTACAAAGAAATGTACGCAAATCGGGCATTAAGGGTTATCGCATTTCTGGTAACACAGTTAAACGCATACCGGCAACAGTAAGATTACGTAAAGCACGTTTATTGAAACGTTCTTGGAAGACAACAAGAAAAAGTAAACTCAGACGCACATTGATGAAAAGAAAAATGTCAATGCGCCGTCGTCAAGCAATGGGACTAAAATAAAATGCCATTTGAAATTACTAATACACTCAGAGGGTCGTCGATTGTTCGAGCAGTAGATCCTGGAACATATACAATCACTCTGAATAATTTAAGAGCAAACGCCACAACTGAAACTGTTACTGCTGCTGACATCAAACATGTTTTGTGGTCAACAAACGGCAACATACGTATCATTCGAAACGGTGTACCTTTGTTAGCACTTCAAAATGGCGGCGACATGGATTTCGATTCTTATGGATATTCAGTCGCAAACAACAACACTCAAAGCATTGTAATTGAAATCAATACTGGCGGCACAGTTATTTTACATCTTGCCAAGTATGCGACATACAATGTCGATCCATATACAGGAGTAACTCTATAATGAAACTCATCAAAGAACACATTGAAAATGTAAGATATCTTACCGAAAAAACAGAAGACGGTAAAAAGAATCTTTACATTGAAGGTACATTTCTGGTTGGCGATGCAGTCAATCGCAACAACCGTATGTACAAAATGGACACACTTCGTAATGAAGTTGCACGATATACAGAAGAATACATTAACACAAATCGTGCGCTTGGTGAACTGGGACATCCAGACACACCATCATTGAATCTAGAACGTGTGTCACACAAGATTACAAGTTTGGTAGAGAACGGCAATACATTTGTCGGTAAAGCACTGATCATGGAAACACCATATGGCTTGATCGCTAAGAATCTAATTGAGTCTGGTGTTAATCTAGGCGTTTCATCACGTGCTTTAGGTTCTGTCGTTATGACAAAAGAAGGTTATAATCTAGTACAAGATGATCTGCGTCTTGCAACTGCTGCTGATATTGTTGCTGATCCTTCTGCACCTGGCGCTTTCGTTCAGGGCATTATGGAGAACAAAGAATGGATGTTTGTAGAAGGCAAGTTTGTCGAGTCTCATATCGACTATGCTAAACAACAAATTCGTAAAGCATCACGCAAAGATATTGAATCAGTTGGATTGCAACTTTTCGAAAACTTTCTACGAAAACTTTAAAATTTATAAATAAGAAATCATAAGGAGATATTCAATGGCAACAAACAAACTCATGGAAGCAGCAGCAGAGATTCTTGCAGGAAGCAAGTCATCTGCTCCTGGTATGCCAATGCCTAAACTGCCTTCTGTTACTCCAGGTAATTCTGGAACACCTGAAGACTTAGGCGGTCCTACACCTCAGAACAACAAGCCTACTGATGATTCTAATAAGTTGTCAAGCAAGGCTTCAGCTAAGAGTGCAGTAGCACCTACAACAAAACCTTCAGCAGCATCAAGCGATGTTCAACTTGGTGACAAGAATATGAAAGCTGGCACAGGTACAGCAATGATGCCTGAGCAAGCTGAAGAAGAAGAACTGATTGATGATGAATCAGCAATTCAAGAAATGAAAGCACAAATGAAAGAAGATGTTGCTTCATTGTTTGCTGATGATTCAAGCATCTCAGAAGACTTCAAAGCAAAAGCCGCTACAATCTTTGAAGCACGTGTGTTTGACCGTGTTGCACAGATTCAAGAACAAATGGAAGCAGAATATGCTGGCATGTTGGCTGAGGCTCTTGAAGAAATCAAATCTGAACTTACAGAAAAGGTAGATGATTACCTGAACTACGTAGTAGAGCAGTGGATGGACGAAAACGAAATCGCTATCGAAAGCGGTCTGCGTTCAGAAATCACCGAAGACTTTATTGCTGGTCTGCGTAATCTGTTTGCCGAAAACTACATCAACGTTCCAGAAGATAAAGTCGAACTGGTAGATGAACTTGCATCTAAAGTCGAAGAACTGGAAGTTAAACTGAATGAAGAAATTGAAGCCAATATTCAGTATAAGAAACAACTTACTGAGGCAATTAAGGTACAACTAGTAAATGAAGTTTGCGAAGGACTCACAGCAACTCAAGTAGAAAAAATCAAGTCACTTGCAGAGAGTGTAGAATTCTCCACAGAGGAAGAGTTCGTAGAAAAACTTGAGACAATTCGTGAGAATTACTTCCCATCAGGCATCAAAAAAGCCGATGTAGCACAACTTCATGAAGAAGTAGAAGACGATGGCAGCGAAAAGAAAGTATCTGCTGACCCATACGTTGCTTCGGTTGTACAAGCGATTTCGAAAATCAAAATTTAAATAATAACAAAAGGAGATACTAAATGTATTTGTCTGAAAATCTACAAAAGAAATGGGACGCAGTTCTGGATCACCCAGACATGCCTGCCATTGCAGATCCATACCGTAAAGCAGTTACAGCGGTAATTCTGGAAAACCAAGCTCAGGAAATGATCAAAGAAGGTCATATTCTGAACGAAGCTGGTTCACCAACTAACTTTGCTGGTACAGGCGGTTTCAGTGGCGGTGCTGCTGCTGCTGGTCCTGTTGCTGGTTTTGACCCAATCCTGATCAGCCTGGTTCGTCGTTCACTGCCAAACCTGATCGCTTATGACGTTTGCGGCGTTCAGCCAATGACAGGTCCTACTGGCCTGATTTTTGCGATGCGTACACGTTATGCTGGTCAAGCTGGTACAGAAGCATTCTACAACGAAGCAAACACAGCATTCTCAGGTGCTAACGGTGCAATCGTTGCTTCTTCAATGAACATTGCTGGTAACACAACAGACTATCTGTTCGTTGGTAACGCTGCTCCAACTGGCGCTATGACAACTGGTTCTGCTGAAGCACTGGGTGACGGCGCTGCTGGTAACACATTCCAAGAAATGGCATTCTCAATTGAGAAAGTCACTGTAACAGCCCGTACACGTGCGCTGAAAGCAGAATACTCAATGGAACTGGCACAAGACTTGAAAGCAGTTCATGGTCTTGACGCTGAAACAGAACTGGCTAACATTCTGTCCGCTGAAATTCTTGCTGAAATCAACCGTGAAGTTATCCGTACAATCTACAGAATCGCTAAGCCAGGTTGCCAGGCAGGTACAACAACTGCTGGTGCATTTAACCTTGACACAGATTCTAACGGTCGTTGGATGGTTGAAAAGATCAAAGGTCTGGCATTCCAGATCGAACGTGAAGCAAACCAAATCGCTAAGACAACCCGTCGTGGAAAAGGTAACATCGTTATCTGTTCTTCAGACGTAGCTTCTGCTCTGGCGATGGCTGGTATTCTCGACTACAACTCAGCACTTGCTGGTCAAGTATCACTGACAGTTGACGATACTGGTAACACATTTGCTGGTACAATCTTCGGTCGTATCAAAGTCTACATCGATCCATACTTCCCAGTTGGTTCGACATCCGAATTTGCTGTAGTTGGTTACAAGGGTACAAACGCATACGATGCTGGTATGTTCTACTGCCCATACGTACCGCTGCAAATGGTTCGTGCAGTTGACACTGGTACATTCCAGCCAAAGATTGGCTTCAAGACTCGTTACGGTCTAGTTGCTAACCCATTTGCTGAAGGTACTACACAAGGTCTGGGTACTCTGAATACTCAGTCGAACAACTACTATCGTGGTTTCCGTATTGCAAACCTGATGTAATTTGTTTCTTAGCAGATGAAGTCACCGTTAAGAGTGACAACTTTAGAGAGGCTCCTTCGGGAGCCTCTTTTTTATGCTTATAAATAGGAGTATGACAGTTCTCACACGCAATCCATTAAATCCAAATTCGTTACAGCCTAACAAGTTTACGCTAAATCTGGCTCGTACACCGAATCTACAATACTTTGCACAGACGATTTCTTTGCCCGGACTTTCTACTTCTGAAATTCCGGTACAAAACCCGTTCGTTGAATTGTATGCACCTGGTGAAAAAGCAATCTATGATGTATTGAATGTTACCTTTATTGTTGATGCTGAACTATTATCTTGGTTAGAAATACATGATTGGCTTCGTGCTTTAACATTCCCAACAGAGTACGAAGAATATCAAAACTTGGCAAAACTGAATCAATTTGCTTCAGCAATACCAACAACAACACCACAGTATTGTGATGGTGCTGTAACACTTTTATCGGCATCAAACAAGCCTTACTATCGTTTTAACTTCAAAGATTTATTTCCTATTTCTCTTTCTGGTTTTGTTATGTCTTCTACCGACACTCCAGATACAATCATTACAGCAGACGCCACATTCAGATTTACCTATTACAACGTAGAAAAATTATTTTAAATGTGATATACTCCTATTAGGAGGTATACTATGACTAAACTTGAAGAAGTATTACAAATGTGGACTGCGGATTCTAACATCGACCGCACTGAACCTGGCAAAGCATTAATTGATATTCCTAAGCTTCATTCGAAGTATCTAAACATTCTTTCTTCACATAGGTTGTTAGCCAAAGAAGCAGAGTTCAATTACAATAAATGGCGTAAGTTGAAATGGGAATACTACACAGGCAGACTTGACGAAGAAGAACTTGAGAAGCGTGGATGGGAACCATTTCCATATACACTCAAATCTGAGATCAATACATACTTAGAAGCAGATGAAGATATCAACAAATATCTTGCCAAGAAGTTACTGCATGAAGAAATTGTTGAAGTGTGTCAGGCAATATTAAAAGAGTTAAACAATCGAACTTGGGAACTACGTTCGTTTATTGATTGGGAAAAATTCGTACAAGGTGTCTGATCTAATACTATACAAACAAAATGAGGCATTTATCAGGTTTGCGTGTGAGAAAAGTATTGCACAAGAACTTGCAGACTACTTTACTTTCTTTGTACCTGGCTATCAGTTTATGCCGGCGTACAAAAATCGTTTGTGGGATGGCAAAATAAGGCTTGCTGATCTACGTACATATACTATCTATCATGGTCTGGTGCCTTACATTGAAAAGTTTTGTGAAGAAAGAGATTACAAACTTGAGATTGATTCTGCTGTAAACAACACTGAGAGTTTTTCAGCATTGGAGGCTAATGAGTTTCTAGAGCAACTTCAATTGGACAAAAGCATTATATCAGAAGGTGTAAGGGAGTATCAATACAAATCCTTCTTATTTGCCATAAGAAACAAAAGAATGTTGTTACTATCGCCGACCGGTTCTGGTAAGTCATTGATACAATACCTTATATTACGTTATCTACAATACAAAGGTTACGAGAAAGGATTGCTAATTGTTCCTACAACTTCTCTTGTTGAGCAAATGTATTCTGATTTTGAATCTTATGGTTACGATGCCGCAAACTATGCCCATCGACAGTATTCAGGAAAAGATAAACATACAGATAAATTTCTGACGATTACCACTTGGCAATCCATCTATAAGAATCCACCAGAATACTTTGAGCAGTTTGATTTTGTATTGGGTGATGAAGCACATCAGTTCAAGGCAAAGTCATTGACTACTATTATGACTGGATTGAAGAATGCCAAATATCGTATTGGCTGTACAGGTACAATTGATGGCACACAGACACATCGTCTTGTGTTAGAGGGATTGTTTGGTCCTGTATATCAATCAACCACTACTGCCAAGTTAATTGAAAACAAACAACTGGCAGACTTTCGTATTAAGTGTTTGGTCTTGAAATATCCAGAAGAAGTGTGTAAGCTATCTAGAGGTTGGGACTATCAATCTGAGATAGACTACATAGTTAAAAGTGCAGCAAGAAACGAATTCATTCGTAATCTGGCATTGTCGCTTGAAGGCAACTCACTTATACTTTTCAATTTGGTTGAGAAACACGGTAAGCATCTTCACAAACTCATCAAAGAAAAAGCTGGCAATAGACATGTCTTCTTTGTGTATGGTGGAACCGATGTAGAAGTTCGTGAGCAAGTTCGTGCGATTACCGAAAAACAAAATGATGCCATTATTGTTGCTTCATACGGTACCTTTAGTACAGGCATTAATATACGTAATCTTCACAATGTTGTTTTTGCTTCACCGTCAAAGTCTAGAGTTAGAAATCTACAGTCAATCGGTAGAGGTTTAAGAATCGGAGATAACAAAACTGAAGCGGTACTTTATGATATAGCAGACGATTTTCGTATCGGTAAACATGTGAACTATACCTTGACACATCTTCAAGACCGTGTTAGGATATACGATGAAGAAAAATTCAAATACA